TAGAAAAATGGATTCGAAAGAACTTCGTCTGCTTGGAGAAGCTTATGCTGGTATCCAAGAAGGATACGGCAAAAAAGAAGAGAAAGAAGAAGATTGTGTGCCTAAGTCTGAAAAGGGTGAGCACAACTGTGCTAAGAAAGTCTGTCACGAACAGTTTGGTCAAGGCACCTGCATCTTCGGTGAGCACGCTGAGCCAGACGAGAATGGTTTCGTAAGCCACTATGATGTTATGTTTGAGCACGGTGTTGAGAGAGCAGTCCCAACCAGTGAAATGGAAATCCTTGTAAGTGAGTCTCACGGCGGTCATAGTAAGAGTAAGAAGAAGACTATGATGGCACATTATGAGGCACAAGGTGAGCAACTTGATGAAAATCCGATTAATGCGCTAAAAGGTTTGTTTAAAGGTGTCGGTCCAAAACCTGTTGATCCTAACAGCCCATTGGGAAGAGAAAATCGTGCTAACGCAAATCAAAGAAGATTGGGGCAAGAAGCACTGCGTCGTGCTGGAGTTGGTCAGACTGAAAGACCAACTGGTGCTCTGAATAACTCAGCAGATCTCTTTGATATCGTCAAGGGTCACCTGATGAGCGAAGGTTATGCTGATACTGAAGAAGCAGCACTCGCTATTATGGCAAATATGAGTGAAGAGTGGAGACAGAGTATTGTTGAGGGTGATGCTTTACGAAATACCATAAAAACCCTTGAAGGAAAAAGAGATGCTATGAATGCCAATAAGTCGGGTAGTGCAAATACTGCTGCTCCTGGAAAGCAAAGTGTGGGTGCTGCCACATATAAAGCATATCAACGCCTTAGAGGGGTCTGAGGACCACTTTTCAAACTGTCCACTCGGAGGTCGCAAGACCTCCTTTTTTTGTATAATGATGGCATCTGAAACAAATCTATGACTGTCCGCCACGAAATCAAGTCCCAACTTGCTAAACTCCTTGCCACTGAGGACCTGGTGGTGGAGCACAAGAAGGTTGAGACTGCCTGCTTTAATGTCCATACTCGCGTGCTGACTCTTCCTATGTGGGAGAAGGCAAGCAGCACCGTTTATGACCTTCTGGTGGGTCATGAAGTGGGTCATGCTCTCTACACTCCCGATGAGGATTGGTTGAAGGAGCACAAGATCCCTCCACAGTTTGTGAATGTGGTTGAGGATGTTCGTATTGAGAAATTGATGAAGCGTCGGTATGCTGGTCTCTCCAAGACCTTCTACAAAGGTTATGAAGAGCTTGCTGAGCAAGATTTCTTCCAGATTGAGGGTGAAGACCTTGAGACCTACAACCTTGCTGATAAAGTTAATCTGTATTACAAACTTGGTAACTTTGTAAACATTCCTTTTGAAAATGATGAGGAAGAAATAGTCTCTATGATTGGAGAGACTGAAACCTTTGCCGATGTGCTGGTTGCTGCTGAGGAACTTTATAAGTTTTGTAAGGCAAAGATGGATGAGGAAACTAAAACTCAAATGGATTCTTTGGAGTCTCAGCAGAGTGGCGGCACTCAACCTGCTTCTGATTTTTCTGACCAACCTGAGGGTGAGAATGATGGGGATACTGAAGAGTCTTCTGGCGGAACTCCTGAGAAAGATGATGCTGACCTAGACACTCCTAGCTATCAGGGTGGTGGTGTTGATGAAGAACCAGAAGTCAAGACGATGGAATCTCTTGAAGAAGCACTCAAGCAACTAGTTGACAATAATGGCATTGAGAATGTCTATCTCGAATTGCCTCAACTTGACCTGAAAAAAATCATTGTCCCTAACTCTGAGATTCATGATAAGTGTAAAGAATATTGGAATGCTTATCTTGAAGAAACTGAGCATTCTTATGAAGAAATCTTTGGTGAAGTTGACAAGAAGTTTGTAGAGTTTAAGCGTTCTGCACAGAAAGAAGTTAACTATCTGGTCAAAGAGTTTGAGTGCCGCAAGGCAGCAGACTCCTATGCCCGTGCTACTACTTCCCGTACTGGTGTGTTGGATTGCACCAAACTCCACACCTACAAGTACAACGAAGACCTCTTCAAGAAGGTCACTACTCTTGCCGATGGTAAGAATCATGGTCTGGTGTTTATCCTTGACTGGTCTGGGTCTATGGGCGACGTGATGCTGGATACGGTCAAGCAACTCTTCAATCTAGTGTGGTTCTGTAAGAAAGTTGCTATTCCGTTTGAGGTTTATGCCTTCACCAGTGACTATCCTTTGGTTTCTTACAGTGAAGAAGGTAAGGCAAATATTCGTGAGTTGGCTTATACTAAAAAGGATGGTCTAGTGCAAGTTGGAGAATGGTTTTCTCTGATGAATATGCTGACCAGCAAGACTAATGGAAAAACTCTGGAGGAGCAAATGCGTAATATCTTCCGTCTTGCTTCTGCTTTCCGTTGGAATTCTTTCGTTCGTTATAACATTCCTTATGGTTTGAGTCTTTCTGGAACTCCATTGAATGAGACATTGATTGCTCTGCATCAGATTCTTCCTAAGTTCCAGAAAGAAAATAAATTGCAGAAAGTTCAGTGTGTTGTGTTGACTGATGGTGAGGCAGCAATGTGTAAGTATCATCGTGAGATTCAACGTAAGTATGAAGCAGAGCCTTTTATGGGTACTTCTAATATCTACGGCAACTCCTATCTGCGCGACCGTAAGACTGGTATGACCTACTCTTTGGATTGTGAGTGGTATGAGTTTACCGATATTCTGCTTCGTAACCTCCGTGACAAGTTTAAAGATATTAACTTCATTGGTATCCGAGTGCTTGAGTCACGTGATGCTGGTAGTTTTATCCGTCGTTATTGTGGATACTTTGGTGCTGAGCATGATAGGACCATGAGCACGTGGCGTAAGGAAAAGGCATTTACCATCAAAAAGTCTGGATACAATGCATATTTTGGTCTCTCTGCAAATGCCCTTTCTCAGGATGCTGAGTTTGAAGTGAAGGAAGATGCAACTAAAACTCAAATTAAATCTGCTTTTGTTAAGAGTCTGAAGTCCAAAAAAATGAATAAAAAAATTCTTGGAGAGTTTGTAGAACTTGTTGCCTAATAAATATTTTTATAGTATAGGTATCAAAAATGTCTAGATTTGGAGATTTAGTAGGAGGTAAGAAGGCAGCACCAGCACCAGCTCCTGTAGCTGCTCCTGAACCCGTAGTAGAAGTTGTTGAAGTAGTAGAAGTTCCCGATCCTGTTGTTGAGGAAGAAGTGTCGGAAGATCCGCATTTTGGAGATATGAGTAAGAGGGAACTCGAAGCTTACGGTAGAGAGCATGGTATTGAGTTGGACAGAAGGCATAGTAAAAAGAGATTGGTGGAAGAATTGGAAGACCACCTGTCCAATTCCTAAACTGTCCACTGGGGGTCCTGTGACCCCCTTTTTTCTTGTATAATAACTTCAGTTGAAAAACACAAACGACATCATGACCATCTCCGCCGACTACATTCGCACTTCTCTCCAAGCAGTGTATGGGGAGTCTGTCACTTCTGGTGATATTCGTGCATGGTGCGCCATGAATGGTGCTAACTACCAGACCGTCACCAGCAAACTCAACGACTTCAAAACTGGTCGTGGTAAGTGGAATCTGACCATTCAAGAAGCACGAGAGCAACTGGAGCAAACTGTGAATGCTCCTGCCGCCATCCCTGCTGTTGAGCAAAACCTTATTCCTGAGAAAGATGATACCTTCGTCAAGTTTGGTAACTTTGGTGATATTCGGAAAATTATTGAGTCCCGTCTTTTCTATCCTACTTTCATCACTGGACTTTCTGGTAACGGCAAAACGTTTGGTGTGGAGCAAGCTTGTGCTCAACTGAAGCGTGAGTTGATTCGTGTAAACATTACGATTGAGACTGATGAAGATGACCTTATTGGCGGTTTTCGCCTTGTGGATGGCAACACTGCTTGGCATAATGGACCTGTCATTGAAGCACTCCAACGAGGAGCAGTCCTGCTACTCGATGAAATTGACCTTGCTTCTAACAAAATCCTCTGTCTCCAATCCATCCTTGAAGGTAAGGGTGTGTTTCTGAAGAAGATTGGTAAGTGGGTCAAGCCTGCTGCTGGTTTCAATGTCATCGCCACTGCTAACACTAAAGGTAAGGGTTCTGATGATGGACGCTTCATTGGCA